CCTTCAATATAATTGTTTAAAACAAATTTATCTTGAATTTCTTTAGACCATTTACCTATGTATAAATCTTTTATAGCAGGTAATCTAAGTATTTGTAATGTACTTTCTGTTAGATAATAAGAAATATATTTATTATTAAGTTCAATATTAAAAAATACTATCTCTTTTTCTTTAAGATTATAGTTATATTTATCTCCTTGAATACCAGGACCATAAATTTTACCATATAAAATAATATTTTCTATCTTAGTAATACCATTTTCAAGATTATTTTTTAACATTTTCCAAAGTTTAGCTTCAATATCATATTTTTCAAGAATTTCATGCCAAACATTACTGTTATAAAAACCTATTGAATCTGGTGCTTTCTGCACATTATGTGAACCATATACAAATTCATATTTAGCTAATTTATTACCAAATAATATTTTAACTCTATCCCACAAACTTAATTTAGTTTTTTGTACAATACCATATCTAGCATTAGTACCATGAATTTTACGTGTAATAACTACAGTATCATCTTCATTAAACATATTAGGTACATTCTTTTGATTAGGAAATTTATAATAAATATGAAAATTAGGATTTTGTGAGAATCTTATTTTCTTACCTCCAGGTAATGTTTCGGTAATTACTGGTGGTTCATATTTAAATATACTTAACCATTCCATTAAATCATTACCTTCAATAGGATTAATTAAACCATAAGTATTAGTTAATTGTACATCTTTTAAAGGAATTAACACACATTCACTATAAACACCTTTTAACTTAACAGTTCTAACTCTATTACCTTTTCTAAGATAATTAATTACACCCCATTTAGTAGCTAATTCTTCAGGTATTACAGCATCTGTAGTAATACAAAGTATTAAATCACCTTCTTTATGTATATCTTTTTGCACAATAGAAGTCCAACCTTCAACTTGAGCTAATTCTATTTTATCAGCACCTTCAATAGGTGTAATTTTATTAATTTTAGCTATATAAGCTACACTATTAGTATTTTCCATTAATCTTCTTTTTTAATTATTAATATATTATTTTCTTGATCAAATTCAGCATTACCATTAATTACTTCTGGTTTAGCTATAGTATCTATAAATCTAAAATAATCTACTTCAGATTCAAATTTTATTAATATTTCTTTCATATTTTATATTTATTTTTAAATTCATTAAATAATTTTAAATGTTCTTCAGATTCTTTAGATACATCAATTAATTTCTTATGATTATCTGAACCTTGTTTCCATACATGGTGATCTTCTGTAAAATCATAAAACCAATCATGCTTTTTTAATTCTTCTTTATAGTCTTCTAAATTCATGTTATTTTAATTTAAAAAGGGTAGAGATTGCTCCCTACCCTATATTATTTATTTATTATCATATACTGTCTTACTAACAGTATAATAACTACTACAATCTAAACATTGTAATTGTTTCTTCTCTAATCCAGTAGCACTATATCTAGTTTTACTTAATTTATAGTTATTACTAGCACATTTCGGACAACTGCACTTACCATTCCCAGCTAATAATCCTATATGAGTCTTAGGTTTACTATATCCTTCAAGTTTATTATAAACTTTTTCAAGTAATAATACATCTTGTTTACAATAAGTAACCATTTTATTCAAAGATTCAGGATTATTATTAGCAATGATGTCTTTCCATAAACCAAAACCACCAGTTTCTAACTTTTTACCTAAACCTAAGAACTGACCAATATAATCAAGTTTATTAGAGTTAAATCTAAAATTTCTACGTGATAATTTAAGAGTATCTATAGTTTTAAATTCAGGCATATTAAGTATACCATGAAATAAACACCTAGTTCTAAACCATTTAACATCATATGAATCTGAATTATGCCCGATAATCTCATCAGCTTCCATTAATACATCATACAAACGATATATTAACTCTCCATCATCACCTTTATTCCATACTAAATAATGTACTTTATCTTCCCCCTCCCACTTATAACAAGCACATATAATAGCTCTTTCATTAATGATATTATCATGGCTAATATTTAACTTATAACCAATATTCCATGAATAAACTATATTAGGACTTGTTTCTAGATCAAAATATAAGCGTTTTAAGCCCACTTTATTACTTTTAGGTAACTTAGCCTCACTTTTAGTATAAAGTCTATCCTGGATAGATTTTAAGTTCTTAACAAAAGGATTATTTTTAGGTATTAATTTAGTTACTTCTTTATCTTTAGATTTTAAAATAACTTTAAGTTTATTATTAAGTTTAGCTTGTTTAAGGGCTATTTTATAATCATTATCTAAATTACTAATAGGATAATAGAATTTAATCCAATTTAAACCTTTTTTTAAGTAACCAGGATGCTCAAGTAACCAATTATATATTTGTTGTTGTTTTTTTGTCATTAAGATTTGTATATTTTATTACGATCATCTGTAACCTGTTTGGTTAGAATACCATCTAATAACATAAGAGCATTGGCTGCTACATGTGCAATATGATGGTAAGATGATTCATCTATATCTTCATTAGTAAGATATTTATTTAGATGTCTTTCTAAAGCATCTGTTAATCTACTTGATTCAATAGAACCTGAATAATTGTATTTACCATAATTATTCTTACCATAAGTCATAACTTTAACAACTTCTAATAGAGCTAATCTTGGTAGATTACTATATTCTGGCTTACCTGAATCATGCTTTAAAGCTATTTTTTCAGCTTTCTTTAATGTTATTTCATCATTAATTTTTGCTATTCTAGCAACTTGTTCTGCAATTTCAGTTTCCTTATCATGAGAAATACAAGGGGACTTTTTAATCCCCTCATATTCACTCTTTGTTGCAGGTCTATTTAATTTATCAAGTTCAAACTTATCTTTCATTATATATTATTTAATGGGGCAAGAACCATTATCGCACTCATCTAATCCTGAAGTTATATCATCTTCTTTAAGAGATACTTCAGTAATAGGTTTTATATTTTTAATTAATTGTAAATAATTATCTTTAGATATTGTTTCATAAGGAGCTTGTATAAAACCATGTCCATGATACAATAAAAAAGATATTGACTTTATATTGTTTTTATAATTAGCTTTTAACCAATCTTTAATAATTTCTAATTCTTCTTTTTTGTAATATACAGTTATTGATACTGAATTATCAGACCATATAGTTTGTAATTCTTTAACTGTTTCTAATTGTTCAATAGCTGAAATATTTCCTCCAATAGGAGTTGTTTCAGGAACTTTACATGGAAATTCTACAACCATTGTTGTATTATCTATAGATCCATCAAAATTAATTTGAGATTCTACTTTATAACCATGTTTTTTACATAAATCTAATAAGTTTGAATTAGATGCTATTCTAATTCTTCTTATATAATAAGGACCTGCTGGTGAAGCATGTCCACCAGGAGTAACACCAGCTAATAAACTCAATGTTCCCGAAGGTTTCACAGTTGAAAGTTTAATACTAGTATTAAATCCTTTTAATTTTGAATATTCAACATCATATTGTCTTAACATGATGTAACATTCGTCTAACCAACTTCGCTGTTCTTTTGTTGCTTGATAAATACCTGTCATACCTATACCCATACGCATATTTTTATGCACTATAGTTTCAGTTTCTTTTATATGACAAGGTAAATTTAAAGAATGTTTATTTATTCTATATAAATATTGAACAATTTTAAACAATTCTTCTTTTGTTTTAATATTAGGTAAAAATACTTCTGCTAAACAACATGTTTCTTTATTAGCTAAAGATTGTTCAGCACATGGATTATAACCTTCTACTTCTAGATCAGGATATTGAGTTTCTCCTGCTCTACCTATTTTTTTACTTAATTCTATGTTAATTAAACCATATGGTTCTCCTTGTTCATAAGTATCCCAAAATTCAGATAATAATTTAGATGTATCTTCACATACTACAGAATTATTAGACATTGAACGCCAATTAGGAATTGGTCCTAAATCCCATCTTTTAGCTTTTAAAAAGTCAACATCATCATAATCTCCAATTGCTATTTGAGCAGAACGTCTAATATTACCAGATACAACTATCCAACCAATAATATTCATTATATCTAAACAATCTATAGGTCTTAATTTTTTACCTGATCTATCATTTAAAATATTATTAATTAAATCTATACCTTTACATAATTCTTCAGGTCCACTTGATACTCCACCAAATGATTTTATAACAGCTCCTTTAGATCTTAATAATTCAGTACTATAAGTAAATCCTTCACCTTTATAAAAATGAGCCTTTAATACTTTACCTAAAAGTTTAACCCATCCTTCTCTAGTATCAGGAACTATATAATCAGCACTTTTATCATCTAATCTAATGATTTCTATTTTTTCTTTTTTTAATTTAGGTAAACAATAAACATTATGTTTCTGAATATTGTAACCTACTCCACTACCTAACATAAGGGCTTCCATTGCCCAAGTAAAAGGTGTTATAGGATGATCTACTACTGTAAAAGCACAATTTTGAAGAGATAATAAACCTAGTTTATCAACTGTTTTTGTACCCAATTGCCATAAAAATCTACCTGCTACACTACCTTTTAAAGTAAATAACATTTCTCCTAATTCTTCTTCTTCACTTTTAGAAAAACCTACATTTAATTGTGTTCTACAAGCATTTATGATTCTATTAATAGTATCCTCAAATTCTTCAGTTTTAGAATTAGGATCTTCATCATTAAATCTTCTAGCATACGTTCTTTTGTAAGTTATGTATCCAATTTCTCCCCATGGAGTTTTATTATTTGTTTGTAATTTAAATGGTTTGTTTATTGTCATATTGTAATTGCTCTTGTATTTGTATTGGTTCTGTTTTGTATATTGGGATATATTGCTCTCTCTCTAAATCTGGCTTATCAAATACTTCCTCAATTAATTTAATATCTACACCTAACCTATCAGCTATTTGCTTACGCTTAAATTCTTGAGGATAGATAGTATTATACATACTTACAGTGTGATTTTCCTTTAAAGATATCCTACCATAGTGAACTATTAGGACTTCTTTATATTTTTCAGAAAATCTACTATAAGAACCTTGTTTAAATAATTCAAAATCATTAATATAACACTCAGGTATATTAAAATGTAAGATTATTTCATCAACATCTTCTTCATATTTAACATACTGTTCATTATCATTTAATGTTTGTAAAAATTTATTAAAGTTTAAACTATCTTCATTGTTTAATTTTTCAAATACTAATACTATTGATTTTTCATCATTAATATAAGCATTTATGAAATTGTGGGGTAATTTAGTTGAACTTATATTACACATAGGTAATATAAATTTATTACATTTTGTTGGTTTTAAACCTTCTATTTTTATTCTTCTATTCACTAAAAGTTTCTTTAAGTACTTTATTTAGTTTAATCTCTTCTAACTTCACATTATCAACAATCTTTAAACTCAAATAATTTTTGTAGAATTCTTTTATTCCTTCATATTCTCCAAAATGATTAATATATTCATCAAATATAATATAATCCCAAGAATCACCTAAATATATAAATCCATCTATCAGATTATTAAAATACTTAGGTCCTTTACCAGGAATTCCTTTAATATTATCAGCTGTATCACCAACTATCATACTTCTCCAGAAATTCTCCACAATTTCTTCTTTAGAATGATAATTAAACTGCATTAAACGTGGATTAAAGCTCTTTTCACATATCCCTAATAGATCTTTATCAGGTGATACTATAATGCTCTCAAATTGGCTATTTTGAGCTTTAAACGACATACATAAATCATCAGCTTCCCAACCTTTTTGACTAACAAAATTATAAGTTAATAACCTTTCTTTTATTTGGTCTAAATATTGGGGTTGATCAAGATACTTTCTATTAGCTTTATAGTCTGGATTTATATCATACCTAAAGCATTTACCTTTAGTTAAATAACCAACATAATAATCAGCATTAGTAGCTTTTAATATATTGTTTATGAAATTATCGCAAATATTTATACAATCATCTAATGTTTTCTCTTCTTGTCCTTTTTTATTATAACATACATAAAATGGTATAAAATCTGCATCTATAACAGCAACTATAGGCTTGCTCTCAGTGATTTCTTCTTCTCTCTCGCTATCTTCCATTCTGCAAAGTTCTCTAGATCATATCTTGATTTAAGACGATCTATTTCATTATGTATTTTTTGTTTAGTTTCTAAAAATACATGTTTGTTACTACCTAATCTTTCTAGAGTGTTTATAGCATTAGCTGCATCTTCTAGAGTTTGGGTAATTGTTATTAATTCATTACTACTTACTTTAAACATATTAGAATTATTATAATTAATAGGAGTATCCTATCTAAATTGTTTCTTATGAAATTATGCATAATATTTACTCTTAATTAAATCAATTGCTTTGAGTACATTCATTTGGTTATTAGGTTTATAAAGTGTTACTTCATAATCATTTTCTACTAAATGTTGTTTAAATAATTTCCATTTATTAGGGAAACTATCATTATTATAACCTTTAACTTCTATTATCCAACCTTTACCATTATCATCTAATCTTGTAAAATCAGGTAAATAAGTCATAGATCTTATATTAGGAGTTACAGGAGCAAAAGATTTATCTTTTTTAACCTCATAACTTTCAAAAGGACATTCAAAAGACTCTATTAAAGTGAATTTATAGTCTTCATACTTAAAATCTGTTATCCCTGCTTCTATTAATTTATTATAAGTAAATAACTCAAGTTTAGATTTAAATATAAGACCTTCAAATTCAATTTTAGTAGCATTCTTTATTTTACCCTTTTTAGATGCTTTCATTTTGTATTTCTTTAATTATTCTATCAAATACTAGTATATAATCTGGTTGTAAATAGAATTTATTTAAATTTTTAGTTATTAATATACCATGAGTATTTGATGTAAAATTATCAACACTCATTACAAAACTCTGTAGATTATCTAAATGAATATCTATATTATGTGTAATAATAGCTTGTAACTTATCATCTGCAAAATTAGTTATAATAACATGATCACTATCTAAATTTAATAATTCACCTATTTTAGCAACTAATGCTGATTCATCATCATTAGATATTAAAAATACTTCATATACTGTGTCATTAGATAGTAATAATTTAATAAAGTTTCTAAATCCTTCTACACTCCAATTATCTGTTATTTCAAAACTTATTCTAAATTTACCGTTCGTCATATTATAATAATTCTTCTTCTTCAAGTATTGTTAAAACTTTAATAGATTCTATAGTGTGAATACCATATTCCCCATGAGGAATATAAATATCTATTAAATCTACTTGTTTTTGTGTTAATAATCCTGTATCAATATATAATTCTTTTGGAGTATGTCCATCTTCCATTTCTCCAGTTTCCCAATTATAACCTTTTACAGATTTTATAACTTCTATTATAGGTTTTAAAACATTTAATTGAGAATCATTAATTTGTTGTTCACTAGTAACATAATCAGCATCATTTGTATCAGCTTTAATAATTATATATTTTTTCATTATTCTCTAAAGTATTTTTCTATTAGTATCTGTCCTACCATACCAAACAAGGTTAACAAAAACCATTGTTTCATACCCATTTGAGTCATATCAAAAGAATTACATATTTCTACGACTAATCCTATTAATATACCAAATAGTATTACAGTAATATATCTACTATTGTTCTTTTTTTTAAATATTTTACTCATTTAATTTAATTTTTATCATTTCTTTTGTTTTTTCTAAACCATAATTCTTACAATAATCACTGATGTCTTTAAATTCATCTATAAAGAAATAATCAAAATTATATTGTTCTTTTAATCTTAATGATCCACGAATACCTTCAGCATCATTATCATAATTAACAATTATTTTATCATATCTTTTATAAAGTTTATTAACAAGTTCAGATGATAATTTATTAGTTTCACCTTGTAATGAAATAGCATTATAACCACAAAGTCTATATACCATACAATCCTTTAAAGATTTAGTAAGTATTAATTTATCACCAAAGTGATTTAATTGGTCATAACCTTCTATATCATCAGCACTACCTCCAGAAAATAACCATTTATGCTTTTTATCAGCTAATGGAAAGTATATTTTATAACTTACTTTACCATCAGTAATAAATTTATAAGCGTAAATAGGATTACTTTTATGATAAGTAAATGTTATAATTCTATCTTTTTTATAAAGATACACTTCTTTACAAGCATATACATTATATTCTTCTAATAGTTTTAAAGGTATACCATATTGTTCCCAATACTTATAATCTATATAATTAAAAGGTTGGGGTAATATTCTAATTGTAGATTTAGGTTTAAATAAGAATTTCTCTTCTAATTTAAGTTCTTTATTATCTGTATTTAAAATAACATTAGATTTTAATATGTTAAAATCATTAGCTACTATTCTTAATGCTTCTTTAAAAGTACAATTGTATTTAATTTGGATATAATCAAATACACCATACATTTTACCTTCATCACCAAAATCCTTGTATAATAGTTTATTGTTGTTGCTATAAAATATTCTACAACCTGGATTTCTATCATCATATAATTCAGAGCAAAAAGATTTATCAATTTCCTCAAAGTTTTTACAATAATATTTCCACAAATCAAGCTCATTAACTTTTTTAAAAATTTCATCTAGTGTTATTTCAAAACTATTTGTTAAGTTAAACATTTATTTAAATAAATCTTCATTAAACTTTATTGTTCCTGAAGAATAATAATCACAACCACCATTACCACTACTAGATATTAATAGTTCTCCATCAGTTGTTTCAACACATTCTATTATAGCATCATAAAATTCAACAGGTTCTTTAACTTTACGAATTATTTGTAAATCATCTGTTAATTCAATAAATATTTCATTTTTAGTTCTATCTGAAACATTATGAGTTTCTATTAATGATAAGTCTAAACTAGCCCATGAAGCACTACACCAACCTGAACCACAACTACCATATTCTTCAGTTCCTGAAAAAGTATAAAATTTATCATCTATTTGTATAAATATATTATATTTTTTATATCCTTCATCATGATCTTGATATTCTCTTGTACCAGCATCTTCATGCTTAGTTTCAATAGTATATCCTAATATTCTTGCTTTTTTCATACTTAATTTAATTTATTAAAAATAATAGGCTGAATATCCATGACTAACCATTTAACTTATTTTCCCAAATCCCGACATACACGATTTAATAAGCACCTATTATTTAATTATTATTTATTATGATCCAAATACAGGTGCTGATTCAGCTTGTACAAATAATTTAATATCTGTAGATTCACTAAAACGTAAACCTGAAGCTAATTTAGGTACTTGCATATTCTCAACTTTATCTAAAGTAGCAAAAATAGTACCTGTTTGACTTTGTTCACCTTTAAATTTAGCACGGAAAGGTTTACCAACGATCAAACTAGCAACTTTTTGAGCCAACATATTGTGTTGTTCTTCAATTGAAGCTGTAGTATTAGTAGGAACTAATTCAATAGTTTCAATTTCTTGTTTGCTAATATTATGAGTTGCTGCAATTAAATCAGCAATATTGCGTTTGGTCATATCCCAAGCAGCCATTTTCTTACCTTCACCAATAGAAGTACTTAAATACATACTATTAGAACGACCTACTTCACCATTTTGTCCAACTGTTTTTAATTGAATAAAAGGAGAACCTTTTTGTGAGCTTTTACCTAAAATGACTTCTGTAACTTGTACATTATCATAAATACCTGGTTTTTGGTATTCTACACGTGGACTACCATTTGAATTAGTAGTATTTTCATCTTGTTTTAAACTAAAGTTCATATATTTTATTTTTTAAGTTATTATTTATAAATTTTATCCCAATATGTTACTAATTTACCATCAATCTCTTCTGCTAATAGTATCTCTTGGTTCCTAAGATGTTCAGGACGAGCCCCACAAGTTACTTCATCATTAGATTTAAAAGTAACCATAGTAGTATTATCCTTCCTATACATATAACCAATAGCATCTGCTTGACTGCAAATTAATGATTTAATCTTCCCTGTTAGAGCTATATTAGCTGCTTCAACTAACTTACCATTATCATCTATTTGTTTCTCTTTAATGTGACCCAATAAGATAATGTTTGGTGCTAAAGTATCTATATAATCTAATACTTGAAAGAAGGCCTCACGTAGATACATATAACCAGCTCCATTAGCTAGTTTAAGTACATTTGTATCAGCGTAATTTTTACCCATTGAGGTAGCTTTATATAATTGTAATGCTAATCCACCAACCATATCTTCTAAAGCTGTTACAGTATCAACTGTAAGGTATTTATAAGGATAGTTAGCTTCTCTAATTTGTTTTCCAATTTGTTTAAGTTCATCTAATGTATTAGCTTCAATTTTCAAAGCTTCTACATATTTTGAACCTTTTTCTAAATCTAGTATTAAATTATTCTCTAATTGAGCAGATATTGAGGTTTTACCTGTTTTATATTTAGAATAAATAATTAATCTTTTAGGATTAATTTGACTAGCTTTAGATTTTTGAGTTGGTAATTTTGCTGTTTCTGTCATTTGTTATTTTAAATTGTCCTCTAACCATTCTTTAGTCATGTTTTGAGGTTCTGGTAATTCTTTAAAACTACCTGTTTTTGGTAAGAATAATAAGCCTATACCTATATTATCTTTACTTAAACGATTCTTAATAACCTTGAGTAACCTGAAGTTATCTCGTAAGTTATAAGTTGCTCCAAGCCTATTTATGTTATAATTAAGACATGTATCCATATCCATCTTATGTGCATTCATAAGACCTAAAGCTATATCAGAGTCTATGTATAAATTTCCTGAATCTCTAAAGTCTGATTGTTGTGGAGAAATATCAGCTCCTTTAAATTTCATTCTTTCTACACTACTTAGCTGATTATTAAATTGCTGTAAATATATAAAAGTCATTTTAAACAAATTTCTACATGTTACTGTATATTCTGAAAGTTTATCTAAATTTTGTTTTAACGTATATCCCATTTCTATTTTAGCTAGACTTACATGGTCAATAGCTACTATATTATATTCTGTAGGGTCGTTTGATTCAAAATTTACAATTCTTTTCTTTTGTTCACCATGTTCATTTACATAATTTTCATAATTAAAAGTACCTCTTGTTTTCATAAAGTCCCACCAGTAATAATTCATACCAGTAGGATTTTGTGATTCCCAAATCCAATGTATTTTGCTAAATAACTTTTCTAATTCTTCTAGTTCACTAAATACTAATTGTTGTTCATCTTCTGTAAGTCTGTTTTTACCAAGTCCTTTGATTTTCTCAGGTGGTATTATTATTCCATATTTCTTATAGATTAAAACAGATAACCAATTAGCTTTTTTAGTAACCTTATCAATTTCCCAAGAATAATAGATTACATTAACACTTATACCTCTAGCTTCAGCATCTTGTAATGCATTTAATATTTGAAAGTCTAGAAATGTTGTTTTAGCAGCACCACTACCCCCACCTATTAATGTATAACAAGCACGCTGAACACCAAAGATATAATTATTAATTCTATTTAACCCATTATCCAACCCTTCATAATCTCCCTGTAAACCAGAGGAGATTCTTTCTTTCATGTTAAATTGCATCTAGATTTGATGTGTTTGTTTCTTCTATTTGTTTTATATTTGTTTGTTGAATTGCTTCATCTAAATAAATTTGATAATTTTTCTGGTGTAACCATGTAGCCAAATTCTGCATAAATTCTTCAGAATTAGATCGTTGGTGTTCTTGGTGATATAATACTGCACATTTACATAAAATATCATGAGTTGTTTCCATACATAACTTGTCATAAAGCTGTCGACATCTTTTCAAATCAGTATGAAGAGGTCTGTAACCAGAACCTTTTCTTACTCTCTTTGGATAATATTGTCTAAAACTCTCGAAATTACTTTCTGACTTAGGATCGTTCGTTGCGATGCCAAAGGCGGATGTTTCAGAATTACGCATTATTGCAGCTCCCTTTTCAGATAGAGATAAGTACTCAAAATATATTTTACTTAAATCTTTAGTATTAATCACCAATAACTCTTTATCTACTAATTCCTGAAATAATTCAGTATTAATTTTCTTACATTTAGTAGCATACTCCTTTATTAAATTATCTAATTTATAATAAACACAATATAATATAAAATAAGATTCAAAGCCTAAACCTGAACTAATTATATCATCTATATTTATTATTAATTTATTCATAATGAATACCTAAATTTGTTGTTAAGATTTGTAGATCTTGTTGATTTTCTTCAATATTATTATCAAAATATATATGAATATCTGTTATGTTAACCTTTAGATTAAATTCTAATCTTAAATGTTTTAATATTTCAATATATGATAAACTTATATTTTTATAATAATCTTGAATAATAGGAATATAAACACTTAATAATTTTTGCGTATCATCTTGATTGTTTATATTTTTAATTATTACCATTTTTAGTTTAAAAGTATTATTTTAGCTTGTTTACTAACTGAATCTCTTTGATTTGTTAAGTAATCATAATAATATTGTAATACAATTTTACTATAAGATTTATTCATTCTATCATATCTGATTGAGTGATTATCATCCTTATTAGCTACACTTCTTTTTTTCAAAAGATTAAATAGTTTCTTATAAGAACTCTTATTGTAATTAGGATAAGTATTAACAATTTCTAATAATGCTGAATAAATATTAATAGTTTTTAAATCACGTGGAATATAATAATAATCTTCAATTAGCTTTTCTCTACTTACACCAATCCATGTTTTAGAATTTATAGTATTTTTTGATTCAGTAATATTAAAATATAAACTATCATCAAAATTTTGTAATATATAACTTCTTAACATAGATCTATCAGCTTCTTTCTTTTCAATATTATTATTGTATTGTTCTTTATTAACAAATAAAAAATGATGAAAATTATCTTTCGTTAATTTTACAACAGAGTTATCCATTTTATTTGTTTGATAAAGCTTTTTTTGAGGGGCTGGAGTTTGAGGAAATAAATTGTTAATACTACCAAATCCTTCAGAAAATTGCTGAGAATAATTAGTAGTAATAACGGAATTCTTCTTCGAAACCCTCACAGGAAAATTTGTTTCAACCCCTCCACGATTGTGTACATAAGTACAATAACCACTGTTAGAATGAAAATAACCATTATCTTCAATGTAGTTACCTGTTTTAATCATTTCACCTTCTGGTCTTAAAATACATAATTTACTACTACCTAAAAATTTAGAAAACATAAATTCAAAATCTTCAGTGTGGTCATTTAATATATTTAAAACATAAGGTTTAGTTAAGAAATATCTAGCAAAAGCATAAGTATCTGAGAATCGAGGATTTAACTTCTCTAAATCAGCAATATTGTATATAAATCCATTATGTACAATACATGGTTTTTCAAATACTCCTTCTACAAACTTAGTATCTTCACTATTATCAATTAAATAAGGATGAGTATTTTCATTAGAAACATCACCTCCTGTACCAATCCTATGATGAATAACTAATTCATCATCTTCTTTTAAATCTAATTCTTTAAGAGCATCTAACATGTATTCTATATTAAAATATCCTTTTTTAACATAGATTTTGTTATCTCCATTTTTCTTATACATAAATCCACTACCATCTCTATTACAAGACATACCAGATTTTATAAAAGCTATTGTTTTTTCATTTATTTTTTCTGTCCCTTTTGGAAGGATACTTATTAAACACATATTACAAATTTTTTAAAAGTAAATCATTATCAATTTCATTATCTTCATAATCATTCTTTTCAATAGCTAATTCTTCTTCTTTGTTTAAATCTTTAAATTTATCTTTTCTTTTTAAAACCCAATCAATAATAATACCTGACTTTTTTTCATAAGTTTGAGATAATATATTAGTTAAAGTTAAATCTTCGACATTAGAGTTATAAATAAAATTTTTATGATTTTCAACAATATCAACTAAACCTATACATACTAATAACCAATTTTTGATTTTAATATATGATGTTGAACCAGGCGCTGGTCTAAATTCAATAGTATAGACTCCATTTTTACGTGTATCAAAAACTGAAGGTATAAAGTTAACCCAGCAATATCTCGCTGTATGATGATCATAAGCACACTTATGTCCTTTAGGATGATCTGTTTTCTTATTAATACCTGCATTAGCAAAATCAACTCCTGATAAGAATCTAATTATTTCTTGATAATATAAATCAATATAAAAATTATAATCATCTTTAATATTAGTCATATTAATATCAATATATTTCAATTTTCTGCAATATTGATTATTTCTTCTACTCTTAGGAAGTATTTTAAACACTTCATCTTGAATATTTTGATAAAGATAATACATTAATACTACAGTTTCTTTATTGAAAATAGGACCTGAAATATGTGTATGAACACCACACTGATGATTTACTAAACATCTTGTACTTAATTCATTACATAATTTTTTAAGATTATATAAACCTAAATCTCCTTGTAAAATATTTGTAACATATTCTTTACCATAAGCAATATTATCATCAACATGTCTTAATGAACCATCATGAACAGCTGAATAAAATAATTCAAAAGCTAAGTATTTAGGCATACATCCTGATATAGTTTCTATTTCAATACCAAATTGGTATTTTTTACCATATAGACCTTTATAAGTCAATGGTTTGTTTTTTATAGATTCTAAAAAATTACTAAACTTAGTATTAATATCAACACCTGGTATTTTTGCATGTTTTTCAAATTTAGGTACACTTTTACTAGGATAAAATATACCATTTATTAAATTTTCTTTATAATCCTTTTTGAAATTTTCATTAAATCTAATTTTAGGAGAACAATATAATAAATTACCATCATCTTTACTAACTATTAAACAAGAACCTATATTTCCATTTAGAGTATAATAGTTAACACTTTTAAAAGTATTATTTGTATATTCATTACTTATACTTTTTAAATGCTTAATAAGATCTGGATGTGTATAAATAGTTTTTCCTGTAATAGCATCTTTAGATAAATAAGAATCATTGTTTTTAACATATATT